CAGTTTTCATATGAATCTGCAATACCACCTGCATACAAATAGTCGGCCCATGTTGGCCACTTGTAATGTGTAAAGCTACAACCAAATGCAAAAAATCTATTATACAATGTTTTTAGCCTTTATCCAAGTATACATCAAATTCACATAGTGTTGATGTCCAGCTTCATTAGGGTGGCCACCACTGGCTAAAAACTCTCGACCTAACATCTTACCTTCTGCAATTAGAACATCCTGCATGGATCTACCCTGCATATGGTAGTTAGAATAATGCGGGCTATTAACATTGGCAATTGCATCAAACTGCATTATTTTAATACCTTTTGCCTCACATACACTGTTAACAAATAGTTTAGCATTTAGTGTAGCCTGTTCACAGCGTTTATGACTGTGTGTTAACCATTCTTTAAAACTTGCTCCAAACAGTGTTTCGTTTTCATTTCTAATAAAGCCGTCATGTATCCAACACTGTTTATCATCGCTCCACCAACTGTTGCGTAGATGATTGGTCCATGCGACGCAGATACTAGTATCTGAGCAATCATTTTTTTGAATGTAATCGGCAAATTTTTCTTGTACACAGTAATTACTGCAAGCAGGTTCAGCAAGATTATTAAAACTAACGTTCAACTTTTCAGCTAGTCTACCTAACCAACTGTGCTTTTCTCTGTATGGAGTATTTTCATGGTGGCGATCCCACGAGTTAGCTAATTCGGGATCTAATAATTCACTGCCGTATGTAAAGCTACAACCAAATCCTACAAGTTTCATTAGGGCCTATACAGCACATTGCTCAGGGTTCCAGTCGTAGTACTACGAGTAAACCGTACTGCACTGTATATACCATTCCAGTTAATCATAACTGGGTTAGACTGATCCGTGTATGATTGTGTGCTAATGGTTACGAAGTCATCATTGTTTAAGCCTTGTACTGCTGGACTTAAACTTGCTTCTACTGTTAGTGTACCAGTAAACGCACTACTAAAGAAAACCTGTGCAGTATGTTGAGCGGTATTACGATTAATGTAAGGATCAATGTAAATTACGCTACCAGTATCACCAGTATCAAAGTCTTCATCAGTGCTAGCAACGAATGTAGGATAAACGCCATCAGCTACTTCTAATACGCCTGCCGCGCCATAGTTATCGTCAGCATATCCTACCTGTGTTTCACCTTCTCCGTTTACAACCTTAAAACTGTATGTATAGAACTTAGCATCAAAGTTAAGTAGATCAGTCTCACTTATGGAAACCTTACCTACGCCCTGCGGAGCATTAACATTCTCAACTGTGCGTTCAAGATATGAAGTGCCAGTTTCTTTATCGATAAGTATAAAAGTTACTGTTTTATCAGTAATACTAACAGGTTTTTGATCTCTGTTTTTAAACTGAACGCGGAAAGTATTATCTATACCTCGGTATACTTTAATATTAGGAGTATAAAACATAGTCATGGTATTTCTCACTACAGGATTTACTGTGATAACGTCAACTTTTTGTTGATATAAATAGGCTGTAATTGCTGTCATACAGTATTTATTGGATTTTCATGATTAATAAACAAGCACAAGAAACATTCCAAGAATATCCATTCCTAAGTCTCGTAGTATACGGCGGACAAGAATACGTAGGGATTATTCAAAACTATGATGACACAGTTCTGAGTATATACGATTACAGCCGTATCCGTGTTCTAGATCACAAAGAGGTATTTTTACAGCTAGGTGAAGTTTGGTGGTGGGAATCAAATCGTATGATTCCCATTAATCTTTTCTTAAAGCAAGAATGGGACGTGTTTAATAATACGCTAGTAAATCTAAATGTTAAAGATTGTGAGATAAAACACGGCCCTAGCGTTAGTATTCAGGAACTCGCTAAAAAGCGTAGCAAGCGTCGTAATATTCAGTTAGTTAAGCGAGTTAAGTAGATTAACGTGTACGACTACTAGATGTGCGTATGCAACTGCGTGGCTGCGTCTGAATGTATATCCATCAACATTGCGATCCCATACCGTTTTGTTAATCTCAGCCCAGGGTTTATTTCGTAGATGTGCCTTTCCCGGTCTCATGACTGCTAGGAACATAGCCATACGAGGAATACTATCTGGTCTCATACTGTTTACGAGATCATAATGATTGCCAATGTGTACAATCTGCTCGCAAAAATCTCTATCTTCCCACAGCCTGTGCCAGGCCGGTTCAGTAGTCATTAGTTCTACTAGATGTACCTCGTCTCGCACACCTGCGTATACACCCACATTCAGTAAATCTAGTTTAAAGTAACCCAACTGCTCTGCATGCTTGTGATCTATAGTCGCAAGACCATCAGATGCTCTGGGAATATCTGTAAAATATACACCTGTGTTATGTTGCTTGCCGGTCTCCAATCGTGCTGGTGTATAACCAATATGGCGTAATACACTTGTACGATCAGCAAAGTCAATGTCAATGTCCGGCAAATCAACCATTAGTCAGTTGCGCCGCCAACTACTGCTACATGATCTATGCTAGCATCATCTATCTCAGTAAGTTCGCCTCGTTCACGCATTTCAGCACGAATCTTTGTTGCACTTACACTATGTACTGTAGCACCTAGATCGTGTTCTGTAAAGCTATATCCTACGCCACGACCATAACTAATGTCTACAATGTTTGGCACACGCATAATAATATAGTGCTCATCGTGTACCCAACCTCTTAGAAAAAGTGGACCTTCAATATTCTTGCACACTGTATCAAAATCAAAAGGATTATCTGTTTGTATGGTGTCAGTTCGGCCGGCACCTGCGTCAGTGCCCATTACGCCGCCAACGTCTCTAACCATAATAGCTACCTGCCCTGTGATGTCTATACACTTTTCGAATAGTGCTGTGTGTCCACTGTGCCAGGGTTGCCAGCGTCCTAGCATTTCTACTGTGGGTTTCTTCCAATCAAACATTTCTACTTCCTCAGTTTGTTTATAATCTGTTTCGCCAAGTCTTCTATTTGTTCATCATTATAATGTGTATTAATCGTAAAGTCAACTCTGCTGGGTGGTTCAAACATAGCGTTTGTATCAGCAAATCTACCGGCTGTAATTGTATTTAACCAGATTACAATATCAGCAGCAAACTGATCTCTGGCTGCTTTAGTAGGAGCAACAAAGTCACAAATAACATTGCGTCCATGGCTACACTCAAAGTCAGCAAATGTTTTCATACGCTGTGCTTGACGAACTCTACCCTCGGGTGAGAAATCCCAGTCATTAGCAGCACCTCTAATAACATCTGCATTAAACCAAGCACAATCGCCAATTAACTTGACTAGTCGTTCAGCAAGGTATGTCTTACCAGCGCCTGGCAGTCCCATAATTAAAATTTTCATTGTCTATCTTTCCAAAATGATCGATCCCAATGCTGACGTTCTGCACTGGTTATTAGTTTATTATCTACTGGCTCCATATCTGACGTAAGATCAATACGTTCAACATCAAAGCCTACTTGCCTTCCCATAAACACATTAGTAATGTTAGGTACAAGCATTATAGTATAGCGTCCGTGATAATTGGGTTCTAAATCGTCGATGATTTGCTGTTTAATTTCATTAAATGTATACTTACCATCGCCCTGATGACGCACCATAATAACAACTTGTCGAGGGGTTGTCTTCTTTGGATCTCTATGATTGCTATAAGGCAAGCTAGCAATCTGTTCAAACATAGCACGATGGCCTGCGTTCCAGGGTTGGAAACGTCCTAACATCATGCCAGTATTCTTACTCCAATCGATCTCTGGTTCATATGCCATTATAATTTTGCCTCACTTAGTATATGCTTAACCCATTCTGTATCAGCAACGTAGTCGTGAAACTTACGCTTCCAAAAGTCAGGCTCGATGTATGGGAACGCAATTTCAATTTGCTCTGGGTTGAGTTTGTCTAGCATCTCTACACCTGTTGAACAGTTATAAATTACCCAACTACTTATACGGCCTTTTGTGATATCACTTACAATACGATTGGTGTTAGCGTATAAGAAGTAGTGATTGTACACACTCTCTTTTTCCTCAGCCCACTCTAGCATTGTTTCCATGCTACGCTCAAGTGCATCCTGCACACTCTCACGCTTTAGGTGTTCAAACAGAAAGTCCTGATATATAACATCTTTACACCAGTGATCTAGCTTCTTGTTTTCTTTAATTACATGATCTATAAAGCCACGTATGTTTATTGCACGTATGTTTTGACAGTACCTACCAAACTTCACAAACGCATTGTAGTATGGCGACTCTGCAAAGTCTGCATATGTTTTTAGTTTAGCACTGCCCTGCGTTAGTTCATAGAAACGCAGATAGGCTTGCATACCAATCTGTACGCCGGCCTCCTTTTCCTGTTGTGCTCTACGCTTGGGTTCACACAGATGCGCTGTTAGTGTGCTTTCCTTGCGATATCCTTTGCCGCAATACTTGCACACATAATCTTTAGTTTCCATACTATGATTAATTATAGCATCTGCAATGATGTCACGCAAGTCATTCATTCGCCACTGGCCTCAGCAAGCTCTTTGAGTTCCTGTTTTGTAGTGATACTGGCTAACAAGTCCAGTTCATCCTCTTTATATAGAGGATATAGTTCTGCCAGTTTTTTGCGGATCTCATTTGACTTGCTGCCGCCAGCTTTCTTTTTATGTCCAATCCACTGATGAAACTGATTGCCCATACCCGGACTTACTGTACATAGCAACTGCCAAACTAGTTTAGGATGCTTGCTAAGTGCAAAGTAGTTTACGTTCACACGCTGGTTGGTTGCCATGAGATAATATGCGTGAAGATCGTTACTGCCCTTGACTATGCTCATATACCTGTTGAGCAGGAAAGGCGTAATTTTTTTTTGCTGCTCGGGTGTACACTTATCCCAGAATTTCATATCCTTGCGATCTAGGGCGGCAAGAATAGTATTAAGTTTTAAATCGCTCAAAGGTAACTCCTAGTGTGTCTATATGCTCTGCTAGTGCTAGATAAAACATCTGAGCCTCATCCAGCCTACTAAACATTATAACATACCATCGTCCGTTATTCCTAGTTTCTGTATTGCGTGATACCTCTACATCTCTACCTTGAAAATATGCTTCTACTAGAGGATGAGTTCGAGCAATCATGTTCCTATGACTGTGTGAGTTAGGAGTGATCATATACTCAAAATGTCTGTAGTCACGCCTTACAATAATTCTACTACTGTGTGGACCGTCCCATTCATCGTAATTCATTACCAAGCCTTTGTAATGTCTACAATTTCGTTTTGTTTGTTAATCTCTTTTGCACAATATACACAGCGTGGACCTTCTCCAGTCTCTATAGGGATAGCCAGGATCTGACCCTGTTTTAGTTTTGGAAAAAACCATTTAACATCGCTGTATAAATCTACAATGTTAATTGGTAGATAGTCGGCTCTATAACTACTAATAGGGTTAAAAGTAAATGCACTAAATCCTCTATCGTTGAGACTGCTCATGTTGATCATCTCCAGATCGCCAATCTCTTTTTCACCGATTAGGATCTTCCAATCAACTGGCATACGGATTAAATTACCTGCTATATCTAGAACAAGTGCTGGGCTATTAAAACTTTCCAGAAAAATCAAAGGAATAAAAAAGTAATCTGGATTGCGAGGATCACTGTTGTCTAATATAGCAAACCTTAGTTCGTCTACCTCATCAGGCAATTCGTTCATTTCAAATGCGGTATCTTCTAGTGTTAGTATTCTCATTGCCAATCTACTTTCTGTATCTGGAACGGGTAATTCGCTTCTTTGTAGTACGTTTTACGTTTGGTAAGATGCCGTTTCGCGAATTTACATGTTGATGTAATATCCCATATCTGGACAAAGTCTTTGTCTTCTGCTTTTCTGATTCCTCTTCCGATGCTTTGGATAACCCTAACAAAACTTTTACCTGGTTCCAAAAGTACCAAATTGAATATCCTAGGGATATTAATACCAACACTGGCAACGCCATAAGTAGCAATAATAACCTTGTCAGTTGCATCAGCCACCTCATCATAATGGTCCTTACGTTCTTGTGCTTTCGTTCCACCGCTAACAAAAACGGCGCCCGGAATCCTCGCTTGTAATTCTTTTCCTGCATTAATCCTGTCTACCAAGATAAGTGTATTGCCGGAATCTTTAATGTTGTTAATTAATCCAGCAATATAATCTAGTCTATCAGTTTGCTCTAATAGATATTTAAGCTCACTCTGATAGTTAGAGTATTCTTTTAAGTCGATTAATTGTAACACATTCACTTCGCATTGTGCAAGAACTCCTTTGGCCTGTAAGTCACTTGCGCTAATCTGATTAGTAACTGGTCCCAGACTGCACAGCAAACTGAACTTCTCAAAGTCCTCTTTGGGTACCGTGCCTGTTAGTCCCCAACGTATAGGTATCTGACTCATAACTCCTGTTAGTAGTGTCTTTAGAGCATCTGCTTTAGCCATGTGTACTTCGTCTACCATAATACACACGACACCCTCTAGGAACTCCTGTATAGTAATAGGTGCTACTTGGTTCTTAGTGTTCTTTAATAGTATATTCAAGCTCTGCCACGTACAAATAGTATGTGTATGTCCAAACTCTTTACGGTCACCATAGAACACACCAACATCAAGTCCCATATTGATGTAGTCCGCCTCTGTCTGTGTAACCAAACTCTTGTTAGGTACAATGACAATAGTACGCCCATGTGCTTCGCATCTATGACTTAATACGGCTGTTATAAGTGTCTTGCCTGCACCAGTTGCTACTTCCTGTAGGCTCTGTGGGTTAGCGAGGAAGTTATTGATAACTTCTACCTGATAGTCACGCAGTACAATAGGCTGACCCGCTGCTGGATGCTTATCGGGCCATGTCCATTCACTGTAACTGTCTTCTGTTACAGGCTCTAGTGGGTAGTCCATTTCGTAGTCACGTGTATCATTTAGTGTCACATCGTAACCATCGCTGGCTAGTATGGGCAGGATCTCCGGCAGTAGATTAATATATGTGCTACCACCAATCTGAAAGAATGCCATCTTACCATCCCAACGTCCTAGTCTGACTGCTGGCATGTAACGTGCACCAGGGATTTCAAACTTAAACTTGTTACTCAGCTTGCGACGAGTATCAAGTTCCAAGCCTTCAATCTTTACATTTACTTCATCTTTTACATGCAGAATAGCAGGTTTCATCGCAGTCCTTTTTGCCCCAGTTGTCTTGCAGGAAAGCAAAACTATTGAGCTGTTCTTGTAGTGTGTTGCCTTGTGCTTGTATGTGAGTGTTAACACCGTGGTAGCAACAAGGTAAGATGTTACAGTCTACATCTACATAAATGGTACCGTCTCTTAACATCTCACAATCTATTATAGCATTACTGCGATCATTATGCAAGTTAATAGGATTAGTACGCAGTTCTATCTCAAAATCTCTATCATACTCGTAGGGTTGTACATCCCTATCAGCAGGTAGCAACCAACCTATTTCCTCACCCGTGTTATTTAATATAGGTCCCCAGTCTCTACCAGCTCGTACCAAATGAAAATTACTAAATCCCAACTCCGCACTTAGTTCTCTAGCACGATCTATCTGATGCATGTTATGTCTAAACACAACGAACTTCCACGTGGCACAGCCGCCTGCACTAATAAATGCATCCACACGTTCCATTATGTTATTCCAAACTACATCCTGCCTATAAATGTGATTGGTATCCTCTAGCCCGTCTATACTAAACCAAATGTCGACACCGTTCTCTGCCAGCTGGCGATAGGTCTTCAGTGCGCCCATGCTACCATTTGTGTTGATAGTAACATGTTTGAACTGGTATGCAAGTCCCATTGGGTCCGGATGCATCATAGGGTCGCCATGGTTACCACAGAATAATGCATAAACAGGCGGCAACTGATCTGTGATCTTACGTAATTCTAAAGGCTTCATGTGCTTTAGTTCTACGTTTACAGGCTGATTCCAACCACAGAAGTTGCGTGGACATTGTGGGCAACGAGCATTGCAGTGTGTTGTTATTTCACAATGTAAGCTGATGATCTTTGATATATCTAACAATGTTTTCCGCTATCTGTTTGTGACCTTGTTCAAGTGGGTGTCCATTTGGTCCTTGTGGTGCTCCATAAGCCCACTCCACTAGTCTACCTGCATAACAATCTGTTGCTATAGGCTCGTCCCAGGTTGTACAAAATACTTTGGGCACACGAACGTATCTATCTAACAGTTTAACCTGGGCACTGTATTTACTTCTAGCCCAATCACTATCCCATGACCTAAATATTTCAGGGCTTGTATTAGGTGTGCAATGCTTGTGTGATAGCTCTATTCTATCGGGTGTAGTCCATGCGATGATGCATAGGTCAGGCTGTGAGTGATCTAGGTACTCTACTGTAGTTCTTACAATGTAGTCATTGCTAGCACCAGGCCATGCTAGATTGTCTACAGTATAGCCTAGCTCTTGTGCTACTAGATAGGGCCATGCTAGTAATGTATCCTCTAGCTCTACACCTGCTGTAAAACTATCACCGACTGTATATAAAAGCATATTAGTATTATACACAAAAGGAAACGGCGGGTCTATATTCTAGACCCACCGTCCCAATAACTGCACCTCTGAGGAGGAGGAGGAGCGTGGTGCAGTTATATTCTTATTATACTAATTATACGCGCCGCATGCAAGTACTTTCTGCAAGCATGCGCCACTTTTCTGAGATCTTCTTGAGATCTGCAATCTTCAGTGCCATACGCAGGCTCATTTCACGTAGCTTGTTACGATTCTCGTACATGAAGTCCAGGATCTCCTGCTCTTCTTCTTTTGAGAAACCGTATTCACTGCCCCAAAGCGTACCAGTACGTGCAATCTGCCGGATACGCAGGTACTTGTCGCGCATTGTATCCAGCGTGAGATCCAGATAGTGGCAACGGCTCTGCAGGGCTTCCAGGTGATCCTGCAGACGCTTGCTCTTGATATTCTCAAACTTGATGTTCGTAATAAAGCAAGCAGTACCCTTGAACTCAAAATTGTTAGGAATGCCCTCGTTACGCAACTTAGCACTATCTGCGTTCCAGAAGATCTTGCGCTTCTTGCCACTATCAAGTGCAGCCTTAAGAATGTTCAGTGCGAGATCATCCATAAGCACACTATCGCAGTCGTCGAACACAACCACGCTACCTTTGTCGCTGTACTCGTAGAGTTTAGCATACAAGCCTAGTGCAGTCATCGCACCCTTTACAACCTCAAACTTACGGCGCTTTCCGCCAATATCCTCGAAGATGCTCTGCTCTTCTAGAGTCTGCGTAACACCGTAGCTCTTGCCAACACCCGGAGGGCCCGACACAATCATTGCACGAATGTCGCCGCTCTTAAGAGCGCCAGTCATTTCATTGAGGATCTCAAAACGCTCCTCAATCTCGTTCATACGCTGTTCATCTTCTTCAGCAGTATATTCACGTTCGCCTTTCTTACGAGCGACTTCAGCAGTAGCAACCTTTGCACCCTGCTGCGCCTCAAACGCATCGGCTTCTACGAACACTGCATCGTCCTTGCTAGCAACGTTGATGCGGATGGTATCACGCCCAGCAATAATCTTGCTAGCGTCTACCGTAATGTAGGTACCCTTAGCACCTTCAGTAAAATCCTTAACAACCGGAAAAACGGTGTTTTGTACAGGATTGTTGCGGTACGTACCTTCTTTGATCAAAACGTAAGACATTGTGTCTTGCTCCTCATTTCCAACTTACACACTAATAATAGCACCTTATACAGATGCGTCAACCTTTTTTGGGAGCGAATTCGAAGAACTTCGCCCAAGCAAGAGAGTTTGCGGCGTTGTAGGTGTAACCAATCTCCATAAAGTCCATGGTTACTTCTTCAATCCAAGCCTTTGCTTTCTTTTCCGTCATCTGTTGCTCCTCAATTTCAACTTATAATGTATAATAGCACGGATGCTATTCCAGTCAACCGTTTCTATCAATCTACCCAATTTACTCGACTGTTTTGTCGAAAATGCCAGGTTTCAACCACTGGATTACCAAACTCATCCTCGTCTACAACTATATGAGCCCTAGTCTTCAGCACCTTAGCGTGGCGAAAACCGTCTAACACCCACACCTTGTCGTTAAAACCTTCAAAAAAGGGCTGGTCATTTGCGGAAAATTCAAACACATTGCCCGTGTCCTGCTCCGTAAAACGTCCATTTGGGTTAACAGTGTGGGTATAACGTGCCATGCTAGCCGCTCCGTGTTGTTTAACTATACATATAGTAACACGGATATAGGGAACGTCAACCGTTATGCCACAAAAAAATATGAAAAAAAATATCACTTTTTTCACTTTTTTGGTTAGAAATGGTAGACAGATGCCCTATATGTGCTAATATGTATATATAGGAAATGAGGAGCAAGCAAATGACAGTTTATAAGGTTTTCCAGATTAATCTCACTGATGAAGAGATTGATACCATTAACGCTAGTGGCGATCACGGCGCTGTTCCCAAAAACGTGCTGCGTATGAAGATTGAGATGTCGTTTGGTAAGCCTGTAGGGCATCTGGTTAAGGAAGCCTTTGAGAAAGGCTACTACGAGCATGTTAGCAACATTACCGCTGACAGCCTAGAAGGTGTTTTCCACGTTGGTAACATGGGTCCTGAAGAGAACATTGAGCGTTTTGCTCCCATGCATAGCCTGAGCGTTGGTGACGTGGTGCTGGACCAGGACGGCATGTACCACATGGTTGCTAGTTTTGGTTTTGATACAGTGGACGAACTGAACATGGAGATTGCGTAATGACTAAGGAAGTGAACGTAGCAGACATCCTGGACATGGATGACATGGTTGTTAGCACCAAGGGTTTTACCCGCAGCGAACTTTCAAAAGCTTTTGACAAGCTGACTGAGAATCTGGACAACTGGAAGATGCCCATTCACACTAGCATCCATACCAGTGAGTGGAACCTGATGATCGAGGCCTGCGAGTTTTTCACTGGTAGCAAGCTCTGGCAGGTTAAGGATTTGGGTCAGTGCATGATGGAAGTCAAGGCTGATGGCTACTACAAAGCGATTGGAGCATAAGTATTTTTATGGATAATTTAGACATACTACTCAATGCTGTACTCGTCGGTGTAGTAGTGGGTGCGTTTTTTATGACAGTAGGTGCCCTTTTGAGAATAGGCTGGAAATTTTGGCACGTGGTTGCCATTGCTGCTCTAGCCTATTATTTTATAAGCTAGGAAAACATGGGTTTAGATAAAAATTACGGTGGCTATAAAAAAATGACAGATAATGGAATGCGTCTCATTGATAACGCCCGCAAAGCCTACGAGAATAGTAGTCGTGTAAATGATAAGTGGGCCATGAACTATTGGCAATGTGTTATTAACAGCCTGCTAAGAAAATACGGACACTGAATTCAAACCCTGCTAAGTATGTTGGCAGGGTTTATTCATGTTCATACAAACTATAAGACAATTTTTTCCAAATAGCATTATACAAGACGCGGCGTTAAAATATCCTATAACGCCAGCAGGCTGGAACATTGACATGCCCGGCAAGGATGAATGTAGGTTTGAACAAAAGGATTTTTGGTTAATCCTAAACTTACAGGACATGCTCACAGGCGGCTGGGGACAGATGCCCTATGAGCTAAAGGTCATACACGACTTTTATAAAGGCTGGGCACCACTGGATCGTATCATAGTTGTAACCTGGCCCATTGGATTAGCTGAGACCTGGCTGGATAGCTTCCATGTTGTTGAGTTCAGCACACATCAGTATGAGACTTGGCTGTGTTATAATCATAATGAAGATTACATTAGAGCAGCATTTGCGGATGACAACAAGCGTTTTGAGGATAACTTTGTTTGCATGAACCGCATTGCCAAGCCACATAGAAAAATTACCCATGGCAGGTTAAGTAGTTTTAACACAGGCAACTGTAGCTTACAAGCCGCCGGTATAGAGCTCAAATATCCCGGACTAAGCTTTAACGACTACGACAAACAATATAATAACCTAAACAATCTACTTAGCCTAAGCGAAAATTATAACACAAGTCTGTTTAGTGTGGTTACAGAAAGTCAGTATGCTGAAGAGTTTGGCATCATAACAGAAAAGTCATTTAATGCTATTGTAGCAGGGCATCCACTTATGATAGTGGGTCATAGACATGCACTGGATAACTTATCCAGTTACGGGTTTCAAACATACAATAAAATCTTTGGGGAAAAATACCAGCATAGTAGCAATCAGGACCGCATAGACGATATGATATTTGAAAACTTGGATTGGTTTGAGCGTAAACTGTCAGCCAGTGAAATGCGTGATGTTTATTTTGATTGTGCCGATATTGTGGACTACAACCGCAACTGGTTCTTTGACGAGTTTGGTCCTACTCAGTTGGACTGGTTTAGAACGCAACTTTTAAATATCTGGAATTAAATGCTGCTTGCCAAAATCTGTATCATATGGATTAGGCTTTCCATGAAAAACTACAACACTACAGTCAGCTGGGATTACCCAGGGATTGATTTTATCCTGATACTTTTCAGGTTCAGCAGGCCAGTTGCCTTTCGTATCTAAGCCAGTACCAGACTGTATAAGGCCGCCCCTGTATATTTCCCATTTAAAACTCATGGCCCATTGAGCTGGCCACCAGATGCAATCATCACGCTGCTTAAAAAAGTTTGTTAGATAATCTTGATCGCCACGATACTTTTTTAATATGTTGGCACGATTTAATCTGAAGTCATCCCAGATACAATAATACTTCTCTGGTTGCCAGCGCATTATGCTACTGTTGCTCACAGGATAATCACGAATCCACTTTCGATTAAAGTCCTGTAATATACAAAACTTATCCTGGGATGTGTTTAAAAATTTATCTATGTTGTTTAGGATTACAACGTCTAGATCAAAGTATAATACTGTGTTTGTGAATCCCATAGCAGGACTAAACAAATACATTTTATACCACCAGGCTTTTGATACATTGGGCCAGCTAGGTATCAGTATCCGTCTGATAGGCCTATCATGATAGTAAGGATGATCTGGGTTGTCTGTTAATACAGTTAACCTAAACGGTCCTGACAGATGCTTATGTAAAGATAACCAGAGCTGATTAACATACAGCTCTGGTTTATACTCATCTCCCACACAAACGCAAGCAACGTCTATCATGCTTCCATTAATGGCTTTTTATTATTGCTAGGGCCGCCCACGGTGCGTCTTATAATGTCACTGCTAATAGGCTCTACGTAATAAATTTCTAAAACTTGTGCAGAGTCTTTGATTGTTTCGAACCAATGAAATTCGTTCGGGGCAACTGTAGTAAAATCTCCCGGACTTAATACTGTAACATCTGTCAGATCATAATCATTTTTTCTGACATGTATTTCAATTGATCCTGAAACGCAATAGAATGCGTTCCACTTAAATTCGTGCTTGTGTTCACTGCATTTCATATCAGGGTTGACAAAAATACGATGTAACTCAATCATAGGAGTTACTAACAGGCTTTCTGTAGTTCCCCATATTTTTCCTTGAAGCATTACCACAATCCTAACGTTCTTCCATTGCCTATGATAATAGCAAAACATGTAATAATATGTAGTGCTATCCAAAATGTTCTGAAAGCCAGAGCCTGCCTTACACCTCTTTGAGATATAGGAAGGAACTCTGGCTTATCATCGTCTGTAATGCCTATAGGCATGCCAACTGTTCTAGCCCACAAACGGAGCCATTGTCGTTGACCAGTCATTACATTGCGTTCTTTTTTTCCTGAATCTCAGCACGGCGTGCCTTGGCTAGCTTGCCTAGTTCACCTAGTGCTTTACGTGCACGGGCTGCTGCTGCCTTAACGCCTTTAGTTTCAAATGCCTCGGCCTCCTTGAGATATACCTCAAATTGTGCAACGATATCGTCATGATTGCTCATAGTATTTCCTTTCGATGTCAGATTCAATACAGTTCTCTCCGTATTGAATTTCTATGATTTTAAGAGGCATATCTGTTTCGTTAACCAGCATATGCCAATGTCTTTTACTTATGTGGAGAGATTGATGTTGCGTATATTTCCCTACTAGTTCAGCATCACTGCTTATGCTGAGTGTATATACTGTTGCTTCACCTTCTCCTACAAACCAAAACTCTGCACGATCTTTGTGTCTCTGCATGCTTAAACTCTTACCTGGGTCAACAGTAAGCTCTTTAAGTGTAACATGATTATCAACTTCATGTAAGACACGATAATATCCCCATTGACGCTCAGTTTTAGGAGCTCGCCATTCCTCTAATATCCAGCGTGAACTATTTGCCTTATCTTCGCCACCTACTCCAAACTGGAACCGTACTCTAGCATCTGTGTCAAACTTGTCCATTTCTGGAATATTTGTAAAAGTTCTATCACCGCCATTTGCAAATATAACAGAGCCAAATATATCTAATACTTGTTCAATAGCGTTACAGGCTGTTCCATCATTGTCATTAAATTCTAGAACATGGTCAACCATCTTTAGTGACTCTAAAATTGTTCTCCGTTCCTCCCAGGGCATAAAATGCCGGCCTTTTTTATTTTTAAGCCAATAGTCACTGTTTAATCCTACAATAAGTTTATCTCCAAGACTCTTTGCAGCTTCCAGATATTTTATGTGTCCACTATGTAATGGGTCAAAACCGCCGGTTACTAATACTGTTTTATGATCGTGTTTTTCCATGAGTTTTGCCTATAAATAAATACTATTATATGGGATTATTTTATGAAACGCAATATATATATTGGATGGGATAGCAGGGAAGATATTGCCTACCAGGTAGCCGAACATAGTATCTTACGCAGATCTAAAAACTCAGACATTCGTGTAAAGCCTCTTAAACAGACAGAACTACGTGAGCAACAGGTCTACTGGCGTGACGTAGATAAACTTGGAAGTACTGAGTTTACTATAACCAGATTTTTAGTACCACACTTGAACAACTATACTGGCTGGGCGGTGTTCTGTGATTGTGATACTGTATGGCTTATAGATCCTACTGAACTATTTGAGTTAGCTAACGACCAGTACGCTGTTATGGTTGTTAAACATGATTATGATAATCAGGCTGGTGTTAAGATGGATGACAAGGCACAGTTACCCTACCCACGCAAAAACTGGAGTAGTGTAATATTATGGAACTGCGCTCATCCAAAAAACAGACAGTTAACTACAGATATTGTTAATACTGAAACTCCCAAATACCTACACAGATTTGGCTGGTTGGATGATACCGAGATAGGCAGTTTACCTAATGACTATAACTGGTTGGTTGGCTGGCATACTGAACCTGAGAGCGGGACACCCAAAATTCTTCACTTTACAGAAGGCGGGCCATGGTTCGAGCAAACACGTCATTGTGAGTATGATTTGGTTTGGAAACGCGAACTAATTAATCTTTATACAAGTTAGTTAATATATTATAGGCCAGACCACTTTTTATTTCAGCTTCAGTAAACTGATTGTATGCTAACCAATAAAGCCAAGGATGTCTGTCAGCATACATAGGATTTTCAATCCTACTTAAATCTGTCTGGCTTACCGAAGCAGCAAAACTTCTTGGATCACAAAAGGTAGGTACACCCTGAAGTTGTGCTTCGACCGCCACTAAACTTACAGTAGTAATTACACACCAGCAGTCTTCTAATTCTTGTTGAACACTGTAATGACCAGTCAAAGGCTCAGCGTCTGGACCACTTATTCCACGTACCCTAGGTTTATATCTCACATGTATAGGTCTATCTGTATATTTTTTTAGTTCTAGTATAGTATCAGAAGTCCACTCATCTCTCGTCTTACCCGTTATCCATTGTGTCATAGTATCACTACTAGGACATATTAAAATATGTTTACCAGATCGTTTATATTCTATAACATTACACTGCCACTTGCTAAATCTATCAGCTGGCATAGGTTTAACCACAGTAGGATATATGTTATTTTTTGCAGCATGCCAGTAGTGTTCCTGGCTACTATTTTTACTCCAGCGTCCCCAGAACGGCATATCCCAGAACCACCATTCAGTATTATTTTTTTCGTGTTGTTCAATAATGGGCCAGTTATTTTGAATAAATCCCCAGAACGCGGCTGGCTCTCCAGTATATGCTCGTTTGCTAACAGGCTGACTGTCGGGCCAACCTGCTAGTAAACTGTTCATTACCCAGTTACACTTGCTGCCTTCGCTTTTTGTATTATAGTATAAATTTAAAGTCATAACATATTATATGCGTATATAAATATAGTTATCAAAAGGAGTAGTTATGAAACAAGTATATGGCTGGTGGTTTCCTGAATGGGAACAACATTTTCAACAATACTTTGATACGTTTGCTAAAACTATCACTGAACGCCCTTGCCCCTATCAGAAGAATCAACGTGATTTTGCTTTGAGCTTCGTAAAGAACTTTGGCAAAGTAATTGATGTTGGCGGTAACGTAGGTACCTGGAGTAAACCCTTCAGTGAGCAATTTGCTGAAGTACATGCGTTTGAACCTCATCCTGAAAATCGTGACTGCTATAAGCGAAACCTAGACGGCGTAACTAATGTTACCTTATATCCCTATGCCCTAAGCGAAACACCAGGAACTTTCCCACTTTACATACATGATACTAGTTGCGGAAATATAAGTTTAAATCTTAATGGAGTATTACAGGGCCCTACTGTTGGCAAGCCTGATATGGATAACATTAAATCTATTGACGTTGAAGTTAGGACTCTTGACAGTTTTAATTTTACAGACGTTGACTTTATTAAAATTGATGTACAAGGACACGAGTTTGGTGTGCTGAAGGGTGCTACTGAGTTATTAAAAAATCAGAGCCCGGTGCTTGTTATGGAATTGGCAACTCGCTCACAAGATGAAATTGCTGAGAAAAATGCCATTACAGCGTGGCTTACACAGTTTGGATATGTACTACGTGGAAACAGAAACAAAGAAACTGTTTATACCAAGTAATGACTGTAAGTTGCTACCTACAAGGAACAGCCAAGGGTGATGAAATTGTACGCATGTTTGCTAAGGGTAGTAAGGGTAAACTAGCCAATAATACTGATTATATAAAGACCCGGTCGCTAGATAGTGATCCAGTATTCTTATGGGGTTGTTTGCGTGGTAGTGATTTAATTTTAAAACAGTGTTTAGAGACTAGCCACGAGTTTTACTATGGTGATAATTGCTATTACGGGAACAAGGCATATTTACGTATAACACACAACGGGCTTCAAAACACAAAATTTACTCCTAGGCAATCAGACAGGTTTATTCAAAATCCTATAAACATAAAACCATGGCGTAAAACAGGATCGCGGATCATAATTTTCCCCCCTACAGAAAGTTTTGCCCACATATTCAATAAACAGAATTGGTTGGAAGACACTATATGTAGATTAAAGGAATATACTGATAGGCCAATATATGTAAGATACAAGCCTGCGGAAACTAAAATAGGCTGGGAAAACGGCTACATGATAAACGCTGGACATATTAAAAGACCGGATGCAAGCAAACTTAGTTTGACAGAAGAACTTGAGGATGCTTGGGCAGTTGTAGCTTTTCAGAGCAGTGCTGTATGGGAAGCAATAGCACAGGGCGTACCAGCGTTTGTTGATCCTATTAATGCTGCCAGTGTAATGGGGAACACGGATATAAGTACAATAGAGACGCCAATGCTTGATGATCAGGAAAAGCACTTCTGGCACATTAACTATTGCCAGTTTACTAGAGAAGAAATATCAAATGGTACTGCATGGAGAATAGTTAATGGGCATGGGTGATGACATAATGGTGACACGACAAGCCAGGAACTTAGTTGATGCTAATCCAGGACGGCTAGTCATGCCTTGTGTGGTGGGAGCATGCCGCTGGAGTCCAGTATATGATAATAATCCTATACTAACTAAAAGCTATCAGGACAATCCAATAAAACTAGAGATCAGGCCCAGACTATATATAGAACGTCACGATCATCAGAATAGCCGTTTTATTTTTAAGCGTGCTGATCTTAAACCAGGAGAAATCTATCTGACAGAAAAAGAATCTAGTATGGCTAGAGCGAGTGTCAGTGAAGAATATTATGTATACATAGAGCCCAATGTAAAAGGCAAAGTTAGTGGCGAAAACAAAAGTTGGGGTTTAGAAAAATATCAGCACATAGTTAACAAATTAAGACAGCAAAATATAACTGTAGTTCAATGCGGTGTTGCTGCATCAGCTAAATTAAAAAATGTTAGATTTATTGAAACTAATGATATAAGAAGTGCTTTTGGTATTTTAAGTCATGCCGCATTTTATTTGGGCAATGAGGGCGGAATGCACCATGCCGCTGCTGCATTTGGGTTACCTGCCGTAGTAGTGTTTGGAGGATTCATAAGTCCTTATGCCACTGGCTATGAGTCACACACAAGCATCTATGTTGAAGATAATAGATATCCATATGGTTGTGGTAACCTTTTTGATTGTAGTCACTGCAAGGATACAATGCGTATGATATCCATCGATCAGGTTTACGCTGAAGTAGAAAAATTAGTTGAGAGAACTAAGCCTAAGGATTAAATTACTAATATCTGGATTAGACAAAAGTTTTTCTGAATAATGTTTGCCCAATTCGTTTTCGTAGTTATGGACTATACCTTTTCTGGCTTTTAATTGGTCGGAACTGCCTGACCAGTTGTTAATACCCAGTCTAGATGTTTTCGCAAATTTGCTTTTTTTACTAGCTAGTATTTCTTGTTCCTGCATACGAGAAAATTCACTATCTGAAATGCTTTTTAATAAAGCATCATTATTATAATTGTAGTTCATAAAATCAAAAATTCTTTTTACTTCTCGTTCTGTATCTTGTCTTAGTTTTTCATAACTAACATAAAGAACGTTCTGCCTATTCTGCAGATAATCAAGCGCAGTATTCATATATTTTATGTGCCTTACTATGCCATAAGTGCTATCAAAAATAAAAGATTCTAAATTGCCCGAGTACTGTTTTTCCCTAAGCTTTTTTTGATAATAGAAGCTTACTATAACATCCAGCGGGTGGCGGTGTAGAAATATAACTGGTTTAGTATCTAAAACATCCTGATGTATTATACTGTCGTAGCCTAATTCATTCTGATAATGATCATAATAGTTGTGTGTGAACTGAATATGAGGGAAATCACTCTGATGCCTATATTTGTTCCAATCCTCCGCTGGGATAAATTCTAAACTAAAACTTGCTAGGCTAGTTGTGTGCTGCACATAGCAAGCAAACAAATATCTTAGCCAGGTCCTGCCAGATTTAGGGAAACTCCACAATACAGTATCGCTGGCCAAAAGGTCATTGTACTTTACTATAACTTTTTTATAACTCTCATTAAGTTTGGCTGTTCTTAGAGTATGTCCTTTTCTAACATAAACAAATAGTATACCCTGATTGTCCTGTTCGCCAGTTACTCTTCTGTTAAGGTCATATCGAGTTTCCATAATTTTTTTAAACTTGATTTCATAACTATCCAAAAACTTTTGTGGTACTCGTATACAGTACATATAAGACTGAGTTCTACTTACTATATGGTCTAAAAAACCCAGCGGATCTTTTAACTTTTGGAGTACTGCTAGCATAAGAACACAATCATACTTCCTCTGAAGACTGTCTATGGTTTTAAATTCGTTTAAGTCTAGATTAAGAAAACTATAATTGGGGCGGTCTTTATAAATTTTTTTAGCAATATCTATACTATCAGTATTAGCATCAATGCAGGTTACAATACTGTCTTTACCAAAAACGTAATCACTTATTAGGCCTTCTGCGCTGCCCAAATCTAAAAATACAGGATGATTATGAGTATAGGTCGTATAAAAATCTTTTATATAACCCAATCCATGTATCCTATTTTCTAAAGTTTGCAATCCATCCTCGGCTATTCCTGGAATAGTAAACCAATTTTTCATTTTAAGGATTTCTTTCTGATAAGTATCCGATTATATACACATATTTATAAAATGATTATTTCACATTTTCCCAGTAACTTACCTAGTAATAACAATATGGTTTATCCACAACTTCTGGATGCTATACGGTCTTCAGACACGCTGGTGGAAAACAACATGGATGCTGACGCAGCACTTATCTGGAGTGTCCTCTGGTTTGGTAAAATGAGCGGCAATAAACGTGTATGGGAACATTATAGAGCACAAGGTAAACCAGTTATAGTAATAGAAGTTGGCGGACTGATACGTAACGAAACCTGGAAGTTAGGTATTAATGGTATCAATCGTGACGCTGACTTTGCACTTGATGTGGGTGTAAATCCTGACAGGGTCAAGCAATTAGGTATCGAAAGAGCACCGTGGGTGTTCGAGGATAAGCCCTATATACTGGTGTGTGGTCAGCATGCTCATAGCCTGCAATGGGCTAATATGCCGGACATGGATACATACTTCCGCGAAACTGTTACTAATATTCGTAAAATATATGATAAGCCAATTGTGATTAGATCACATCCACGATTTAGAGAAAATTTACATTTCCAATTAACTGATCCAAATTGGTATAAGGAACAAAACTGTGAATGGAATATTGCAAAGCATGTGCAAAAAACCTATGACAGTTTTGACCTGGAAGATCAGCTTCGAGAGACTTATCTAACAGTAAGCCATAGTAGTAATGCAGGAATAACTTCTATTTTACGAGGAGTTCCTGCTGTGGTAACACCTCATAGTCTTGCGTGGAAAGCAGGCAGTACACTTAAAGAAAGACGGTTTGTAACCAGAGAAAAATGGCTGATAGAAATGTGTAATATTGAATGGCGTGCTGACGAGATAGGCGTTCAATGGCAGCGTATCAGACAGAAACTTTAACTATGATGCCTATAATCATATACAACGCCATCTATCCATTTAGTAATCAATCCCTGGTCTGACAAGTAGCCCAAACTGTTAACAATGTTACTGGCATTTTCATTAAGGATCTTACGCTCTACCAGATCATACCAACTTAGATCATATTCTAATGGGTCTGAGTTTTTATATGTGATAACCTCAATCATATCCACGTAGGGCTCTTTTTTAAAGTAAGCATCTTTACAATCAAAACCATTTAAAGCAAGAAAATAGATAAGTTGCGTCAGTGTAAATGTTGCGTAATGATTGCTAGGAGTGTAGTTGTGAAACTTTTTATATTTAACATTAACTGCACTAGGAACGCACAAGTATAGCATACCATTTTTATTCATTGCCCTGTTAATTTTACCTAGTAGTTCTAGTGGAGAATAACTATACTGCAATACATCATGACACCAGGCAACATCTACCTTTCTAGGCGTAGGCAAGTCTCCGGGTAGATTAAAGTCATGTTCAACTAACCTGATATTTCCTGATTGAGTTTCAGTAGTATCTTTGTAAACCTTACGATCTAAACCAATACATTTAATGTTAAGTGGGCGTGTAGCGTTGCCCTCATCGTCCATCAGCTTGATATTCGCCCAGGTATTTAGATCATAACCCTTACCACATCCTAAGTCAAGTAAGGCCTTAATGCTGACTAGGAAGTCATCATATTGATTAAGAGCATTTATAACAGCCATACTGTGTTCATGACTTTTTTCCTGACTTTCAAACATTATGATAATACTCCAATAAAGCTATAATGTCTAGCTTGCGTCCAGGTAATGTCAAATAAACTGAGATTATAGTTGATATCAGTAATACTTTTTTGTGTTGGTTTGTTAGCAGCAATTAAGGCAGTACTATGAGCTTGGTTAAGATACTTTTCTGCTGTACTAAACAGGCCCTGACAATCTCTATAACGTCGCCAACTATCTTTATCCACTTTCTTGTTACGCATAGCCTTTAGAAACTTCTGCTGTTCTTCAAGAAATGTTTCTTTAGTTGTTTCTATATGTTTCATAAGTTCAAAAACTTCGTTATAGTTAGACAGAGACATATCGTGCTAACTCTTTAAATGTGTTCTTAAAACTATTTCTGCGATAAGCGTCATGTCTTTTAATCCAGTCAACAAACAATCTAAATGTGTGTTCAAGTACAGGATTATCAAAAAGATTAATCCACGTTTTGATCTCAGGTTGTGTACTGTTACTTAGCTTGTCTTTAATTAGTGTTCTTGCGTCACCTATCCACACATCCGGACGAAAGTGATCTGGAGCAAATACTTTTCCCAAGTAAGGCTTTGGCAATCCTGTTTGTTTACACCAATCCCAAAATTCCTGCATATAGAATATGTTATATGCTCCAACTGTATGACTAACACTAAGTCTTATATTGCCATAATCCTGTTGATACTGCAACCATTGTTCTACGTTTTTTAGTAGTACATTCCAGTTGCCAGGATATCTAATATATTCATAATGGCTTCCCACACCATCAATACTAAGTTGTACGTCTATTTCTTTAAAGTTGCTCCATTCTACTAACCAACGTTCGTCTGGCATTACTTGGGTATTAGTAGTGTAATGTAAGGTTACGTTACTGGCACGTTCTCGTAATCTTGAAAGAAAGTCCAGTTGTTTTAGTGGTTCACTTAGAAAAGGCTCTCCGCCCGGTATGTCAATGTGTATAACATTCGGCATGCTAGCGTGTAGCTGGTCTACAATACTGTCATTCAAATATTCAAGACTTTTAATATCGATATTATATAAGTCTTTTTGTTCTTGACGCCATCTACTGCTAGCGTATGGACCACACATTACACACTTCAAGTTACAGGTATTACCAAATGCAATACTTGTAGTAATATACCCATCCTCTTCTTGCCAGTTGTCATACTGCTCAGTCCAACGTTCGTAATCTAGTTGTCTTTTACTGGGTGTGCCTATCTGTTCATCCTGTACACAACGTATACAACCCTGAGGGAAACTGCCAGACAGAAACTCCTGTTTGATTCCTTTAAGGAAATCACTTTCTGTATATTCTTTTATTGTGTTTTTAGTGATGTTATAACGGTTATAACCTTGTGTACGAAATTTGCAGCAGGGAGTTATATCTCCCTGCGGACTTATATCCAGGCTAGCCCATGGTGCGTAACATTTATACTTGGACATCTTCCATACCAGCTGTACGTAACCGAACAATATGACCGCTCATCCATTGCTTGCTATCCAGACCCTTCATGATACCCAACCACTTATTTCGTAGTAGTGCTACTTCATTAATGATAGTTTCAAAGTCAACTACCTCATCTTCGCCATCCACATACTTTTCAGCATCTCTGCTTGTTAGAGCACGAGGATAGTTTTCCAAGTACTTAACAAAGTGTTTGCGACGTATTTTACGTAGTTGTATGTTTAGATGATTAAGAACTGCTTCAACTTCTTGTAGTTGATTAAAACGTATTTCGGTTACTGCTGGTAGTTCTTTGATACTTTTCTCAACAAGTCCGTGTATGCCTATTTCTTTACGAGCTTGTTCTAGCTCAGACTCATAGTAGTGTATAAAGTCAGGAATAGCAGACATATCCTGAACAACTTTAGTATACCAATTAGTGGACATACTACTATTTTACACTTTCTGTCAGTTTAGTCAACCTTGGAGTATTATTCTTGATCAAAATCTAAATCGTCATCATCGCCAGTTGTAGAACTTAATTCATCAACTGCTATGCCTAAGTACTTGTCAGAATTAGCAAGTTCTTCCAAAGTCTCGTCATCAATACCCAGATCAATTAGTTCATTGATCCAATGGTCCGCTGCATGCTGTTTGTCTTTAATGTACAGGCTAAGAATATTCCAAGTGTCTACAAGAATTTCAGAATCCATATTATTCCTCTACAACCTCTAGCTCTTCTTCAATTTCTTCTTCTAGAGGTTCATCTTCAGAATTACTTATCAAACCGTTTGTAATATCATTCATGATGATCTCAAGTTTTTCACCGGTCCAGCCTTTGCGGAACTCTAGCATCTCTTCACCAGCTGGTGTAGTATACTTGAGACGATTGCCTTGCTTAACAAGTAGCTCTTGCTTTTCAAACATATCAAGCAAACCGCTGTAAGGATCCATTCCTGACTCATAAGGAATCTTAACTTGTACGCCTTCAAATGGCTTTGCGTAGCGTGTTTTCATAACCTTACATGCTGCACGAATACCACGTACATCACTTACCTTATTACCATCTACATCTTCTTTGAGCTTGAGCTTACGCATTGCTACTACAATACTTGATGCGTAGATAAAGCCCTGTCCGCCTGAGATCTTATCGTCTGGGTCAAACATGTCCTGTGATGCATATGTGTGGTTGGTACACACCATACCAACGTTATAACTACCAATCATGTTAACTGTGTTACGCACAAGAGCTGTTAGTGCCTTGGGCTTACGACCCATATCACCTTTCATATCACCTCTATCGAACTGATCAACATCTGTAGGTGTCAGCATCATTCCCAAACTATCTAGTACAAACAATACCTTTGGACGGTCTTCTTCTGCCATAGCACGATAGTCTTTCATAAACGTACTAATAGTCTTAGCAACGTCATCAATCATGCTCATGCTTAGTTTGAGTAGTTTGCTTTCATCTGTGTCAACACCTAGTGCCTGTAGCCATGCTTCGTCTAGAGCGTTCTCACTGTCAACTAGTACAACAAAGATACCTTGCTCTTGTGCGTTCTTAACGATATTGGCACTAGCAAAGTAACTTTTACCGGCACCACTTTCGCCAGCAAACACTGTAACCTTACCCATTGGTACACCCTTGTGGAAATCACCACTAATAAGATAGTTTAGTGCATAGTTACCTGTGCTGATCCAGTCAGTTGGATCATGAAACCCAACACTGAGTCCATCAATACTTTTTGTAATATCCTTACGGAATTTGCTTACGTCAAAAGGCTTTGCCATTTATATCTCCAGTATAAGAAAAGTAAGGGAGAGCATTGCGCTCTCCCCCTTATTTAATCAAGACTTCTGTCTTGAACGGATCATTGCAAGAATGTCTTCTGCACTCTTGCCACCACTATCGCCTGCTGGCGCTTCTGCTACTGGAGCAGGCTTTGGTGCAGCCTCTGGTTCAGGTGCTGCCGCTGTTTCAGTGGCCTGTGGTGTTGGCGCTGGCTTTGGTGCTGCTACAGGAGTGTCAGACGTTGGAGAGGAACCTGCTGGAGCATCAACACCATATGGACGATAATACTGTCCAAAACGCTCAACATCATAAGCCTCGCCATCAACTGATGCTTCAAACATCTCCTTGATAGCGTTTAGTTCTACCTCGCTAGGACGCTTGGGTAGGAAGTCGTTTAGGTTATGCAAGCCAAAGGAATCAATAGCTGCCTTTTGTGCCTCTGTTAGTGCAGTCTCCTTACGAGCCCACTTACTTGTAGAATAGTCAGCGTACTGTCCCTTGGTTGTCTTTGTGATGCGGAAATCAAGTCCTGCATCATAGTCTGTTGGAAGTTCCTGGATATCAGGATCCATCAGTGCGTCTTTAACAAGATTAAAGATACTTGGACTAATTACAAACCTACGAATTGGATTCTCAGGCTCAACATCCTCTGCGAGAGGATTTTCTGTTACGAAGCCCTGGAAAATGTAACTGCGCTTCTTCCAGTACTTGCGACCCATATCTTCAAGGCTCTTGTCCTTAAACCAACCACGAACCTCTGATAGGACCGGACAAGTTTCATTCCACATTTCCACACAGGGAACCTGTACCTGTACTGGCTTGGAATTCATGTCTCCTTTAACTCCCGCAAAGGGTAGTTTAATCATAAGGCGCTCTGCCCAAAAGAAGGTATTGTCTGGATTGCCATCAGGAAGGAATCGCACAACTGATGTGCTGCCTTCTGGGATATTCCAATGTGGATAAATTGCGTTGTCGCCGCCGCCTGCACGTTCTGAACGTGTTTCTTGTGCTTTTAGTTTTGCACGGATTTCTGCTAATGATGCCATAATGCCTGTTCTCCTTTGCCTATGTTTTAGCCTTAAATGTTGCCTAAGACACATACCATGTTGCTTAACAACTTCTATAGTATATGACAAAGTATTTATCTTGTCAACATAAAACTTTTAATTTTTTTGAAGTAGGGATTGTAGTCTTCACCATACAGGTTCTTAACCATATCCAACTTAGTCATATAATTAACAAACTGATTATGATGGTCACTGTTAAAATCTTCAGTAAGTAACTTGTTTATTGTTGCCTCAAGTACTGCTTGAGTATTTTGTTTTTGATGTAAAACAATTTTGCTGGTGTTAATAATATCAATAGTTTCTCGCAAATCTTTTACAATAGGATCAACTAAAGTTTTTGGTACAACGTTCAAATCTAAATGTGTTTCTGATGCTGTTCCAAAACTGACAATTTCAGGCCAATCCCGTGCCAGCCATTTTAATAGTTCCCCTATAAAAGGAATACTATATACACTAACAGTAATATTTACTCTTGTGTTAATATGCGGTGTAGCAAGCAATTTCTTATAGTTTGATCTAACTGTTTCCCATTCTGCACCAGGGCGTATATATTCTGCCACTTTTCCCATTGCATCTAAACTTACAACGATCGTTAGCTTGCCTTTGTAATTGTTTACAAAATCCCAATCAATCATACTACCATTTGTGAATAAAGTAAGTTCTGCATCTATTTTTTTATCTTCTAGCCATTCCAAAAATTTAGAACAGTTCTTATCATAAAAAGGCTCTCCACCTAGTAATACAATATTACGCAATCTATGAGCGATTGGATCTAAAAATCTATAATCAGTGTAACGTTTGCTCACAATGTCATTAGAACCAAAGGCCTGTTTATGATAACTACTTACTCTACTACTGGCCGTTGGCCAACATGTCTGACATGCAAAATTACAAGTATTCCCAGGCCTAATTTCTAGAGTAATATCATCTTTTGTATAATGATCATATGCTCTTTCACCATTAAGGCGCATACTATCACCTCTGCCTTGTGCTTCTATATTTTTACATTGGACACAACGTTCAGGAAACTTCCCTGAATCAAGTTCTAACTGCATATCTTTTACTATCGCACTATCAAACCAGGTAGTAAGGTCTGTATTCTCTATAGTATGCTCCCAGTCTTTACGGCCAAATATACAACAAGGTTTAACAAGATGGTCATAACTAAGTGCCAAACCATTACTTAAAAATTTACAATTCATAACACGCCCTTTGGGTTGTTATTCTTCGAAGGACTAATTTTATCTAGTTTACATGGATCTAGTTTTTTTATAAGTTCTCGATTTATCATACCAGTTCTTGCTTGGTTAATCAATAGTTCTTTACTACTTGTTAGCACCAACGAAAGTATATCAATGTCTTTAAATGGTGTAAACGTTAAAGTTTTGTCAATATGCCAATGTTGAAAGTCATTTACATTCCTGTTAAGTATATAATCTTCTATATCATTTATTTTTGGATAGATAGAATCTATCTCCTCCATAATTTTTTTATAATTTTTAATCATAAGATAATAGTAATGATAATCTTCAGGTTGTAAAATATCTTCAAATATTAAATCATATTGTTTCAATGCAAGTCCCAATGTCAGCGGACCGCGAAGAAAATTCTCATCACCATTTCCCCCTGTTACTAATACACAGCTCTCATCCCATAAATGTACTTGGGTATATCCCCAATGTTTTTTTATTGGATGGCTATTATTTTTCCAGAATGGAGTAAATTTAATATATTCATAGTCAACTAATTCATAATCCTTTGTAAAATAATCCAAGTATGCCCAAGCAGTTGTAGTATCTATTCCGCCACTCAAAAACATTTTTAATGGCTTTGTATTGTGTGTAAGGAACTGTTCATAAGTTTCACAAATAGTATTATGCAAACTATCTACTAATTCAGTATCTGTTAACTGTTGTGTATTTTTATTGTATGCTGTAAAGAAAGATTGACTATATTTTAATTTGTTGTTTACCGTAATAACACGATCTACCCAATGTTGTTCTCCATGTTCAAAAAGATTTGTAACATATTCATCACCTGCCCAAAGAGGAAATCCTCTATTTGTGTCATGTAAAATTTTCACATGTTCACTATCTGCAACAAATGCACAGAAGTTTCCTTTGTATGCAGGAATATCTTGTACAATAAGATTGTCAATAATATCACTTAAATTGTACTGATTAGTGTAACCTTTGATTACAACTGTATGACTAGCTGTTGTGTATAATTCCCAACCGTCATCTGTGTTTAGTACAAGTCCATTGGGCAAAGTATAATGGTAAGGGAAATTATCCAATCGGCTAGTCGATAGGTTAAAAAACATATGTGTTTTTCCTTTGAATTTTTATTGATTATAGCACTGTTTGATATTTATGTCAAAAAAAGCAGTGCCGTAGCACTGCTTTCCTCCCTATAAATTGGTTTACTTTGAGCCTCGTTCGATGTCCTGTAGTTTACGCATTTCTCTTGCTACGATACTTCTTGGTGTCAACAACAGAAAAGGCCCTCAAGGGCCTTTTCCTTTTTTAATAATTTGAATATTTTATTTCTTTAAACTATCTAAATACTTGCCAATCTCGTCTCTTAGATTCTTTTGATATCCTTGTTCACCTTCTTTGATACCAAAGTTACTACGTGCGCTTGACCCTATGCCTGCTGCCTTCTTTAACCAATCTAGACTTTCGTCATATTCAGCGGGCCTATCCATTTCTTCTGCTCTCATACTTTTTAGTTGCTGTTTGCTTACTAGACCTGGAAATGCTGCCATAATGTCTTCGTCGCTTTCGCCATCGTCAATCATCTGTGTAATCTCTTGATGTACGTCTGACATACGTCCTTCCGCCATTACCCAGTGAGCTCCGTGCTCATCATTACAGTCATGTGGGCAATCGCAATTAGGATCAGGACGATGCATGTGGCAACCGCAATCCTTGCATACCATGCCGTTTGCTTCTGTTACTGCTGTCTCTTCTGTTTTCTTTTTCTTAGCATCTTTTGCTGCCTGCTTCATGGATTCTTCTTTATCGCCATCTTTGTCTAAATCCATGTAGTCTGGCTTTGCTGCCTCTGTGATGCCTAGTTGATCAATAACTATCTCTGCGATTTCCTCTACGTTAGCCTTGTGCATGTCATCGCCGTCGCCCATCTGCACATATTCTTCTACTGCTTTGTAAACGTCATCCATTGTAAGGTTTTCTTCGCCGCCAATACTAGCAATAACCTGTTCGGCTGCTTCTTGACTGTCTACAAAACCTTCTTCAATGCTGTCCATCTTCTTCTCATACGAGCTAAATGGATCTGTTGCAACACGCTCCTGTGTTTGTTCTTTACTTTCCTTGTTTCCCTTGACTGCTGCTAGATATAGCTTTGCTAGCTCAATAGCTTTCATATACTGATCTTTAAATCCAGGATCATCCATACGTTTGCCAAATGTTGTTCCGATGCTTGAAACTTGTTGTGCCATATCTGCAGCAAATACACTAGTCTCATCATCCTTAGCACGGCCTGCGATATCACGTAATACTGCTACTAGTGGACCAATTTTATCAGCCTTTGTAAACTGCATAGCCTTTAATACGTTTTCACCAGGAACCATATCCAAGCTGGTAGGAACATTGTATTCTCTTTCCCCGCCCTCTGCACGGTCACCTGTGCCTATATTAATCTCACCATAGCCGGGTTCCTTAACATCGCTGCCATACTTTGCCTCTAGATCGTCTTCATCCTGAGACCAGCTTCCAATCTCTTTGCCATTCTTTATTGCAACAGAAGATTTTACATCGCCCTGTACTTCCGCGCCGGCGCTCTTTGCCATACGCATCCATTTACCGTAGTCGAAAACGGCGCCTTCTTTTTTCTCTGATATTTTCATTGCTTTTCCCACTGCCTTAAGGCTATCTTCAAGTCTGTCATCAAATACACTACGAGTTAGCTTTGCTTTTAAATCTGTAATGTCGTTCTCATCTACTTCGATTTCGTCAGCTTGCCAGTTTTCAAAATAATTAGCGTATCCACGTTGCCGTGTCATGCTCACTAGTGTATTTTTTAACCCATAGTAACGGTCAGTTGCACGATCGATTACTTCTTGAGCATCCTCATTTACATAATCATCCTTGCGAACTGCTCTTACGAAACCACGGAGATCACTCATCTCTTTCATGATTTCTAAAATGTGTGCACCACGCTCGTCGTTTGGATACCCCTCATTTGCAACATGCCTCGCCATGGCTCTTGCTGCTGGTAGATAGTTATTTGGAAAGCGGAAACGTTCTCCTTGGTCGTTTTCAATGTAGATAGCACGGATATTTCTACTGCGAGCACCGTGTTTCTCTTCATCAACTGTCTTATGATGCTGAACAATTAGTTTGGCACCATTGAGATCCTGATAACTTTTTTGTTTGCTACCGTAGAGTTTGCTTTCCATAGTCAATTCTTCCTCAGTTTTGTTTCTGTTGCGGATGAAATCAAAATCTCGCTTATCAAGACGTTTCCTGTCAATGTTTAATGCCTCATAGTTAAGCATGTTACGATGGGCAAACTTACTCATATCCTTGAGGAAACTATACCAACCATCCTTGTCGCCGGCTTCGCTAATCATATCCTTGTTAAAGTATAGCTTTAGATAGCCTGTATCATATAGGCTAATAACGACATCACCAAAATCATGTCCGTTTTCTCTATACTTAAATTCAAAGAAGTAAGCATCCTGTGGGCGTGTGGTAACTTTTCCATCCTTATCGCCTAAAACGAGTGAGGGGAATCTTGATCTTATTTTGTCAAAAAGTTCTTCCGCTACTAAATCCATACTGTATTTATACTTTCACACTATTACAAAGGGCATGGGTTGCATGTCATAATCATTACTGTCTCTAATCTGACTGTCTAGTTCAGGCACATAGTTTTTAAGTTCATTTGCCATACGCACTGCTAATATTGTACTCATCACAAGATCGTCTGTTTGGCCTACTTTAGCAGCATAGCTACCTCCGTTAGCAATAAAGTTCTTTAGTTCACTTATGAGCATTTTACTATTAATTTTAATTTTCTCTGTTTCTACCAGCGTTTTTAACTTAGCACAGGTAGACAGTTTTGATCGTTGTGTTGTATTAAAGCCTCTACGGAATGATCTAACATTTCCAGCACGTCTGGGCTCACTTAAGAATGTACCTGGGATATTTTCTTCCCCAACATCAGCTATGCTTATTAACGCCGCCTCTCCAATAGTATTATTCTCTACACTATAATATATGTTTTGGCTACCCACATACTCCTCAAGATACTTACAAATGTCGTATAAAAGCTTAATCTGCTGCGGTATTGGTGTTTTGTTATGACACCATTCTCCCACTTGTATCATGCTGGGAACTTCATATATTTGTATTGCTGCTGGATCACCACCAGTGCCTAAACTAGGATCTAGGGCAACTATGTATGTGGACTTTGGATCTATGCTCTTATACCAGCGGATTGTGCCTTGTTTAAAAACAGGATCACTGCCTTGCATGCTTGACAAGAATATGCTGTCAATAAGTGTCTCGTCATTAATAATGAACTCACATTCATGTTCCCGGCGGAAACGCTCTTCTCCTATGCGTCCTAGTTCCTCAGCTTTCCATTGCTCATCTCTGTCAGGATGGTCCTGCCAATAAGCACGGTAAGCTTTAAACCCATTTATGCCTAGCTCTGTTTCGTTACCATACTTATCAAAGCATTTGTTTGCCATGCGCCATAGATCAGCAAACTGATCTTCATCGCTGTTAGGGGTACTTGTAATAATAGCCTGACCACCAGTTGCTAGCGTTGGTGAAATACTGGTCCAGAATTCTCTAGCAATAGTTGGTCTTACGAACGCAAACTCGTCTGCGTATAGTAATGAAATACTCAAACCGCGTCCAGTATTTTCAGTTGTTGCTTGTGCTATAATGCGTGAGCCATTTTCAAACTCTATGCTACCTTTGTTATAACTGGTAACACCTGCCCTAATGTGATCTGGACATAGTTCGTAGGCATAGCGTATACGTTGCATAATCTCTTGGGCACCGCTATACTTGTGCGCTGCAATAAGAATAATGCTGTCAGGTACAAACATTCCTCGCCATAACAAATAACCAGCCGCTGTGGTCGTTTTACCAGTTTGCCTGGGCAACATATTAATATTAAATCTGTAATTATGATAGGTTTCTAATAGTTTTACCTGATACTCATAAGGCTGATATAATAACTGTCCTTTAGTAGGATGTTGTATAAAAAAATAGTTATCCATAAAGTAATAGATACCAGTATTAGGATCAGCGCAGGCGGCGAAGTCCTGCAACTCTTCGCGGGTAAAGAGTTGTTGCTTGTGTGCTTTCTTTATTAATACTCCGTCTAAACTACGATTCATATCTAACTTTCAGGATTGGATACTTGGGTTTATTAGTACACAATGTTATAAAATCTGCTACAAAATCAAAATTTTTGGAAAGCATAGAAAACACTAAATTGTTTTTTTTATAACTAGCGATATAATAACTACTAGATCCTATTTCTTTATAATATCCTTTATTTAATCCATATCTCTTACCATAGCCAGGAAAAACTCCGCTAAGGAACAAACATGTATCTCCTAATTCTTTGGCTTCCGTACTACTCTTATGTTGTAACTTATAATATGCTTCACTAAAAGATCGTTCAGGCAGGAAGTCAGGCTTATCGATGAAACTACTTAATAGAGCACTTACATAAACTGTAACATCTTCTGGCAACTCGTATCCTGTCTTTGTCTGTGTGTTAAGAACTATCTCGTTCATAGGGACAAAATATTCATCACGCATAATAGCCTCCTATATATATGTACTTATCACAAAAAAGAGGGCGACAAATATGCCGCCCTCTCTAATAGAGTCTAGATATCTAAACTATTACTTACTTTTGTAGATGTGGTATAACACCCAAACAGCAACTAGACCTACTAGGCCTTCTGCTGATAGTCCTTTGATAATGCCTGTAACATTCTCAATGACACTGATGTCTGACCAAAAAGGTACTGCGCCTTTGAATAACACTTCTAGCACAATACCTAGTGCGATTAGGCTAACACCAACTTCTGTTAGTGAACCTGCCCAACCTTTTACTTTTTTAAGAGCGTCCATTGTACTCTCCTCCTTAAGTTAAGGACATTTAGTCCTTTTTAATAATAGTCCAGATACCATAGGCTAAACCAGCCCATGCTACCCATTTAATGATTGGACTAGCAATTAGAGCGAGTACGCTGACTGCAATTACTACGCCGCCGTCCCATGAGGTACGTTCAGCGATACGGTCTTTTACCCAATTTACAATTTTCATAGTTATATCTCCTTAGGTATCTGTTTTGGCAAGGACTATTACGCCGCATGCCAATCGATCCCCAGCATTACCGGTTTTGAGGCTTTCTTCATCTCCGCCTTGACCTAGGTCATCTTCATCAGCGTGTATTACTGCTGCACGCCCTACGATGCTACGATCACCTGTTAGATCAACACGTTTTGAAACAATACTAAAGTTGGCGATTCCTTGATCGTTTGCTTTAATATTGCCTAAGTCCCCCACATGGCCCTGCTCCAGATCTCCATGATCTATACCGTCAGGATTGTAGTGAGCACCAGCAGATTCACAACCTTTGCTCAGGTCTCCATACTCGTGTATGTGAAACCCATGCTTGCCAGGTTGTAATCCGGTGATTGTTCCCTTTATTAAGGTAGGACTGTTACCACGCTGCATAAACAGAATGGTGCCTGTCACTGTGTCTGAGTGTTCAAGATTGCAGACAGCAATTATATCTTGTTCTGCTTCTTGTAAACTTTTAAGATTCTCACAATAGCATTTAGCTGCCCTTGTTCGGGGGCAGCTATTTGAAATGCTCTCTAAACGAGATTTTATTTGTTGGATATCCAAGAATTACTTCTCTTCTGTAACGAATTCCTGATACTTCTTGTAAAAACTCTCGAAGCTCAGTGTATCCTCTTTCACTTTAAGTGCGCTAACAGCCATGGCATTATCGCCACCTGCTGCTGTAGGATACATTCCCTTGGGACCATTCAAGCCACCACTTAAACCAACTAGTTGATCTTCTGCGTCCATATATTCTTCTTCAGGATCGTTTTCGTATTCGTCAATTTTTGCTTCGTAGTCTTCGTAACCTGCTAGACGCATTAGTTCACTGAGTGCAGAAACAGGAACTTCTACAGTCTCCTCAACTTCTGCTTCATCAAGTTCATCTTCTGCTTTTTTCATTTTTCCAATATATGCAGCAGAGGATTTATCTTTATTCAAACCTTTTGTCTTAACTTTATCCATACCTTTTTTCTTCATAGCGCCAGGAATTCTTTTAGTTCCAAACGTCATCTCTGCTTCATCAATGGCTTCTTCTTCAACTTCTTTGACACCGGATCCGTGTGCGTTCATTTCAATCCACTGCATTAGAGGATATAGTGTGTTTACAATTTCGTTACCAAAACGTGCATCTTTGCCTGAACCTGTTTGACGCTCCATGCCTTTTGCTTTTTTGAGTAGTTCAATCACAGGACCTTCTACTTTTTTATAGTTTGGTTCATATTTGTCTAGGTTATTTTCAACCCAACTAATTACATCATATACATCGTTAGCATACTTGTTAGCTAGATTACCTTCGTATTCGCCTTGGCCTCTTTCAATGCTCTTACCAATTTTACGTAGTTCGCCCAATGTGTCAATTGCATCTTTAGATGTGTTAATATATGCTTCTTCTAGATCATCTTCTTCGTCAAGCTCTAGGCTTTCCGCAATGATGTTGTTCTGGCTAAGTCCCATTACACCGCTGCGACCTGCTAGTTTAAGCATGTCAGCTAGGCTGGTGTCTTCTTCTACATCTTCATGCACTTCTTCAACTGCGTCTTCTTCTTCAGCAACTTCTGCTTCGTCAATTACTTCGTCTGCTGCTGCTTCAACGAATTCTTCAGCAATGCTTTCTTCGAGCATTGCTTCGATTCGATTAAAGAGTTTATAAACACCCAGGTCTAATCCTAACTCTTTAAGATTGCCCATGTATTCATATGATCGACGCTCAAAACCATCAATTGATTTTTCAGCAATTGCATTATCAACTTCTTTACGGAGGTTATCTAAGAAACTAACTAATTCGTGTTGATGCTGCGGCACGCCGCCAACAAGAGTGTCCTTGCCTTTTAACTGGGGAAACTTTTCTTTTGCATCTGTTACAATTTTTATCATCAACTCCGCAGTCTTGTTTCCTGCGACCTGAGCAAGTTTTTGCGCTGATAATTTTATATCGTCGCTTACATTTTCGTGAATCTTGCCGCGCACCTCGTCAAACTTATGTATAGCTGCGGCGTTGATACCACGCTGAACATCTTCGCTCTCGTAACCGCTTTCAACGATCTCTTTAAGTTTGGTCATTACGTCAGTCATGTACATAGTTTTATTCCTTTGCAAACTCATACTTACGAGTTTCTAAATCTTTCAACATATTCTCGTTGTATTTGTCGCCAAAATGATCCTCAACTTTTACGCTGTCTGCATCTTTGTATTCGGCATCTTCGAGCTTGGTAACATACTCGTCGCCTTGCTCTTTAATGGCCTCTTCACGGGCAATCTCTTCTGGATGATTTTTATTAATAACAACTAAATGACTTGCTGGAATACCAACTACCTCACTTAAATAGGTATAAATCTCGTTGGCACTTACTGGATAACTTAACTTAGCATCCATAATGTTAACTTCTGTGTTGCTAAGTGTCTGGAAATCCATGGGATGCTCTTGAATAGGTGTGCGCTTGGGCTTGCTTAGGCTTTTTAGTTCCCACTTCTCAAGTGCTGTTTCCATCTTATCAAGCATATCACTATCACACTCACATGCTATCTTAATACGGAAATCGTATTCTTGTTCGCTTTCAATTAAAAACTGTTTAAAACTTTTCATAGTTGTATTCATCCTATGTTCTATTTATGCTTTTTTGCCTAGAATTTCTGCTAAAAGGGTATTGCGGTCTACTACAAAGCCTTCAGCATCTTCAGTTTCACCCAAGCCTTGATCTTGTTTCTTTTCCATAATGTCCAATCTACGTTTCTTTAACTGTAGATCTATCATGCGCAACTTTTTATCAATTTTAGAATTTTTGGCTGTAATTACATGTCCTAGCATTTGACCAGCAGTTTCAAATATCTTACCACTAAACCTGCTGTCTACATTCATGGCTAGATCCATTAGATCCTCAAATGCTTTTTTAGCGGAATCAGCTACTTCATCCATCTCAGTATCGTTAGCTTCCAAGTCAGTAACAAGCGGCAGTGCTGCATCAATCTTATCTACTGTCTCTAGGTTTTTCTCTAGCTGTACTACTTGATCTTGTTCAAGTAGCGCAAGCTCTGCTTGAGGAGTTTCATCAGCTGGAGAAAGATCAAATAAAGATTCTAGTTTTTTTGTCATAGTGATACTTATCGCCTCTTACCTTGATGGAAAAGATCTCCCTCAGTTACTATCCTAAATTGTACACCTTTGAGTCTGCACCATTTAGCCGCGGCCTCCCATTTTGCATGGTTAATTGCAATAGCAAGTTTGTCACGTTGACTTGTGCGTTCTGTTAATCGTGTTTGACTACTGGGCTTTACTTCAATAAGTTCAGCATGCTTTTTGCCTTTTTTATCCATATACATGATAAAAAAATCAGGTACATATATACTCTGTCTGCCAGTAAGCGGATTTCTATAGGGTATCTGTATTGCTTCACTTGCCCAACTGATTACACTAGGATGATTATCACAGAATCGCATAAAACTGTGTTCCCAACTACTTCTGTATCTGGGTTTTTTATTGCCAGCATACTTGTCAGGATTTAGTACTTCGTATAATCCGTTGGCCCATTTATTCATTACAGTACCGTTTGCCTACTGATGTTTTCGCTTGGCTGTAACTGTTGTAAGTAACCTAGCAAACTAGATCCTCTTCTGCTCATGTTTAAAAACATGGGTATACTTTGTTTAAAACTACTATTAGTAAAGTTTTGTACAATTTCTATAACAGGCATGTTTAAATCATTTGCTGTAATAATTACTGCTGCTGTTAAAGCGGCAGTTGCCTGAGTATTGCCTGTTCTTTCCATAAAATAACTTTTAACGTAATCGTATTCATTATCAGTCACTTTTGGACTAATTTTGTAATAGTTTGTAAAGTAGTCATTAATTTTTACATCAACGTCATCTTCAAAAGTTCCTGCTGGCAAATTTGTTGTTTGATTATCCATCTTATTACCTACTAGTTTTATGTATCTGTAGTTGTAACAACTGATATTGTTCCGTCAGGATTTGTTACTCTTCTAGTTGTAGTACTTCCCCCACCTGAGGTAGTATTTACAGTTCTTGAATTTGTCTCAAGTTGGACTCGTGTAATTAAATTTGATCTTTCTCGCTCAAGTGCCTGAGTATTTCCTGTACTGTTATTAATTTGACTTGATAATCTAGTAATCCTGTTGTTCAAACCATTTACTATATCTTGGTTGGTATTAACAGGCAGTGAGGGACTACGAATAATTTGGACATCACTTAATTTTTGTATATTTGCCACAGTTTGCTTCTTAACCGGCGTCACAGAACTATTCCCTACAGGAATATCTGATTCATCAAAGTCCTCTCCAAAAAACTGTGCATTAAAAACACTTGAACCATTACTAAAGACCTTGTTTGGGTCGCCGGCTGGTGCCTGTCTCGAACCTGTACCAAATATATTCGATATACCACCTGTAAAATTACTAGGAATGAGTGGTGTGACTATGCCAGTTAAAGGATTTTTTCCGCGGATGACTTCACCGGCTGCTCGTTGTAGGTCTTTAAATACAACATCTTTAAGATTTGCACCTTTGGTGTTGTTAAAAATGATTGCACCTTTTGTTATAGCACCTAAAATATTACCACTAGCTAAATCCTTGCCAACTACATTGGCTGCATCAATTAACCCGCCGCCAAAGAAAACACTATTACTCGGACCTCTACCAAATATACCAATAGGACTTGGCGTGTTGTCATAATGCACATCTCCAAACCCACGTGGATTAATGTTGTTTACAAATCCTGTAGCATACTTTACTGTTTCATAGCTAAGAACCATAGTATGTTCGAGAAATGCGCCTTCTGCGTATGCGTGTTCACCGTGATTAAAACTGGTAATGATAGGGTTTACAAGAGTATATTCGGCAAACCTTTTCTGGAACATACTATAGATTCTTATATCACTAAAAAATCTAGGTTTACCTATCTGATAACCATGACCTTTAGCTTGATATTTTTCATATCTGTCATCTGTAGAGTAGTTACCTTTTCCTAACTCGTATGTTGAATCAGGATAATAAAAGCTCATATACTTGTACCATAAACCTCTGATTAGATCTTTTTGATCATCATGAAAGGTTATATTAACAGGATTATATGTTATTCTATGCTGGCTTTGTACACTTCTGTTATATTGGTTGTGAGTTTCAATATCAATGCTATATGTAGGCAACTGAGCACTCTTAACTAAAAGTGGTACTTCTAGTTTTTGAATGTTTGTAATACTTCTAGCTATATCTGGCGTAAAGTTAAAAACTACATGGAATAGGTTACTTTGTCTAGGCTGTAACTCATAGTTATTGTCAACAAAAGTGCGGGACGCATGGGTATAGTCCCGCACATTGTCGCCTCTTTCCATGGCTTTTAAAACACTATTAACGAGGCTCACGGATTTCTCCTATTAGCCGGTTACTACTGAACCCAGTGTCCTTGCTACTGTTGCACCTACGCCTGAACCTAGTGGTGTCTGTACAGCATTATCAAATCTAATTGAAAGTCCAATTGTTGCTGGTTCTGCTGAAGCGTAGTTCATATCATTGTAGTTAGCATTGGCAATGAAGCAACCATAAAGTTCCCATGTTTCAAGTACGTTTGGTGAGCTTGCGCCATTGCCACCATCTAGTGTCTCAACGCGAGTAATAAACTTATAATCAATACCTGCGCTGGCACCAGCTTGTTCCATAAAGTCGAACTGCTTCTGGATCTGCTCGCCTACTAACTTTGAAACGCTGCCGTTAACGTCGTCGCGGAAGTTAACAGTCATTGGTTCCCAACTATGCTTACCGGCAAGGTAAACACGGCTATTATAAATTGGAACTTCCATTTCTTCGAATGTTACACTTGGGCGTGTAATATCAATAACCTGCTTTGTAAGTTCTGTGCGAGGAGTTGATACGCCAAAGTTCTCAAACATCACTCTAAAGCGATACTTGAGCTTGGGCATTAGCAAGCCCTGAGCATTTGCTGACTGATCACTATCTAGTGGTACAGTAAATTTTGTTAAGGATGAAACTGACATATAATCAACTCCTGTTAAATCTCTTTATATAGATATTTATCTGCTTAGTGACGAAAAAAATGGGGGGTATTTTACATACCCCCCACTTTTTCTTTGCTTCTAGGGCTATTAAACAGCGTTTGCTGCTGCTACGTTGCCGCTGGCAATCTCGCCTGTGTTCTTGAGGCGGATTGGAATGTAAATAAATTCCGCTGCCTTAACTGGCTCAATAGCAATATCAACATATAGCTCGTTACGATCAATTCTATCATTTGTGTTGTTAGATTCATCACAAACTACTAGGTAATCGAAAATACCACGCTTTGCAACAAGATCGTTCATTGTCTGCTCAATCTGTTGCTTGAGTTCGTCGCGTGTGATCTTATCATTTGGCTCAAACACATAGCTTATAGCAATCTGCTGCATTTGCTTGCGTAGGTAACCAACTAGTCTTGATACGTTAATGCGATCGAGAGCACTTGCACCGCTTACACGAGTCTTGTTGCCGTAGTTCATTACACCACTGCCAGTAAAGAATGTGATTGGGTTAACGTTATTGGCATAAAGTGTATCTCTCAGACTCTCTCTAACGTTGTCTACAATGAACTCGCCAGTTGCGCTATTAATGTAACCAATTGAGTTGACATTATCAACTAGACCACGGCGTGTGCCAGCTGGCGCAAACCATGGATAGCTTTGATCGTCGCTTCTAGCGATTACTCTTAGCATTGCGTGGCTTGATGGAACAGCAATTGTGTCACCACCTAGGTCGGTTGTTAGTCCAGCTGGATAGAACACGGCTAGGTATGGATCAGAAGTTACAAGTCCATCATCACCGTTGTCTGCTGCACCAGCACTATTGGTACTCCATGTCTGAACCGCAGTACTACTACTTGTCAATCTCATCGGAGAGTCGCCTACAACAAATGCTGTATTTCTACGATCGTTGTTTAGGTTTACCATATTTGCAATAAGCTCTGGATATCCAGGAGCAGCAATAATGTTAAAGTCTCTGTTATCTTCACGCAATTCCACACTGTTGTCAATTGCTGACTTCATTTTGCTTACAACAATGTTACGAACAGCCTTACGACCTGCATACATTGAACCGTCTGCCTTGTTGCCACTTGCTGTTACCCAGGCATCTTTCTCTGTAGGAAGTGTTGGGTAAAGTGTAGTGTCGCTGAAGTTTGTGCGGCTAAAGTAGTTGCTACGGAATTGTTTTACGTTGTATGAACTACGACGTGTGTTAAACAATAGTGTACCGCGTGGATAAATTGCAGGATCTGGACGATCAATATCAACTACGTTACTTGTTAGCAAGCTCTTTGTAGTTGCTATTGTACCTGTAACAACGTCAGTTGTTGTATCACCCATTAAGCGAGCATCTTCAAACAAGATGCCATCTTCAGTTGTTTGGTCTGTCTTGTCAACTAATACCCAGGTGTTTTCGCCTTCAACTGTTTCATAACGGTAGAGCATGGGGTAATTTTCAAGATCACCAGTGTCAATCCACAAATCACCAACTACTAGACTAGTCTCATCACTCTGTAGTGTTGGTTCAGTTGCTGCAAAAATTACACCCTCAGGATCTGTTAGGCTTAGATCAAACCCGCGAGCATCGCTGGTTACGTTCTGATAGCCTTTCCAGCTGCTGCCATCATGGACCATAATATCTGCTTCAAATCCACTTTGATACCAGTAACGGTTGTTAGCTGGATCTGCGCTTGGTGCTGAAGCACTTGCTGTATAAGTTGGAGCAACCCAGTTACTTAGGATTAGATCACTGCTGTTACCTGCACGAACTTGTCCAGTAGTAATGCTTGTGCTAATACCAGCATCTGCCATTGGTGTACCACTTGTATCTTTTACAATAATAATACCACCTAGGCTGTGTGTAATCTTTAGATAACCAGTTGATGTAACACTTGCGCTAACATTGCTTACACCTGCGCCGCTAATATCAGCTGCTAGGTCAGCAAGACTGGTTCCGCTTGTTGTTACTGTAACTGGAGTTGACATTGCTGTACTATTAGCAGCACTTGCGCTAATTGTGAAGGTGTTTGCACTTGTGATTGGTGCAGCACTGTTTACTGTGCCTGTTACTTCTAGTACTCCAGCAGCATAGCGTTGGAATAGCTTGTAGGTTACTGTGTCATTTTCACTTGAGTCATACTGAACATAGAAACTACCACTAGTAATAGCCTTACCGCCAGTGGTGTCCAAATTCTTATTTGCTGTTTGATCATTCTCATAAAGTGGAGCACTTGATCCAACAAAGCTACCATCTGTTGAGCTAAACTTGCTTACATCAAATAGTGCGCCCAAATTACTAGAGGTTGTCTTAACCCATACGCTACCAGTTGGACGAGAAACTGTATCAGTACTCTTCCATTCTGGAACTGTATAGTGTGGGCTCTGCTGTGTTAGTGGGCAAGCATATGTGCCAGCAGTCATACCTGTTAGTGTTAGGATTGTGCCGCTGCCATTTGCTAGTATAATTTTGCCATCTGTTGTGGAACCATCACTGGCTGCTGAACTTGTGGCATAAATTTCAATCTTGTTGTTAACGACTGCTGCTGTTACACCAGTGATTGCCTCATCATTAATATCTGTAGCAAGCTGTGATACTGTTGTACCACTTAGGTTAACTGTTGTTCCGTTGATAACAATTGAATGGCTTGTTACTAGTGTTGGGCTAGCTTCTGTACCAGCGATTGTTGCGTGTGATGTCTGCCAACTAGATCCACCTACAAGTACCCAGGTATTACTACGGTTTTTGTAGTAGGTTGGGTTTGCTGTATTTGTAGCTACAACTGCGTAGTCACCAATAGCACCAATTGAAGCTTTTGGAACGCCGCCTGTTAAATCATTTGTGCTTGTAATAACAGTTGGGACCTTATTTGCAAACGCGCCTGTGCTGCGATTCCATTCAAAAATACCCCAGCGTGTATCAACACCAGTATCCATCCAAACTGTGTTGTTTGTTGGATTTCCTGTAGGACGGCTTGCACTTGCTGCTAGTTCAGCTAGATCAATGTCTGCACGAGTTACGTAAACTCTATTGCTTACACCGAGTAGGCTGTATGCTGCCATCAATCCGTACTCGTTAATTTCATAACCGTGGATTGGTGTGCCTGCTGCTGTCTGATAGAAGCTTGGATTACCAAATGTATTTGTTAGTTCTCTCTGACTTCCAATTAAATATGTCTTACCAGCATTTGCTGCTGTTGTTCCGGCGGCAGTGCCTGAGCCTGATCCGCTTATTTTATCTTGTGCAGTTGCTACGATAATAGATGCTACTGTTCCAGTAATTGCTGGAACATATTGGCTCTCATCAATTACTGTAACTTCTACACCTGGTGAAACTAATGCCATGTCAATTTCCTTTTCTTTATAAAGAATTTGTTATAGTATTTATCCTAGGTTGTTAGAAAAGGGCTTGTAACAATGCAACCTTTAAAGGTTCATCAAATAAATACTCTATGAGACCAGTATGTAACATATGTAATTTTAACCCGGCGGCTGTAAATTACAAGCGCAATGACAAAACCTACTATAGGAAACAATGTGACAACTGTAGTAAAAAAATAAAAAAAGAACAACCGCATAAAACACCTAGATGGTATTTGGCGGGCTACAGGAAGAAAAGCAATTGCGAGCGTTGCGACTTTAAGCCAGCAATGCTAGAGCAACTGACAGTGTTTCAGATAGACAGAAACAGTCAGCATGTAAACGCAAAAAACTTAAAAACTGTATGCTTGAACTGTAACTATGAACTGAGTGTCACTGGCTGGCAACATGGAGATCTTCTAGAAGATCTTTAACTACTCGTTCCAATTCCTCTACCGTGCCATCATTACGAATGACATAATTAGGTGTTACGCTACACCAACTGTATTCGCTAGCATGGATATCCGGATAAACTTCTGTCATGGCCCCGGGATTTATTTTTGCTAAGTCAAACCATTCAGGATCGTCTCCCCGTTTCACCCTAACAATAACGCCACCTGCTCTGCGCACCATTGCTATTTCGTTAGGAAACCTAGCATCAGTTACTACAACGTTGTTTTTTTCTTCTCGTAATCGTGCTTCCATGCTCAGGATCCAGATGTCCTGATGAAAATGATTACGGAATACTTCTGTTCCTAATAGTTGTAGTGCTAACCTAGGCGTAAAGTTGGGTATGCCCAAATGCTCACTCCACCAAGGATCTACTCGTTCACGCCAGGCTCTGCTTTCAGGCGTGTCACCCTCTAGCGAATCTCTATTCCAATAAAATATGCTAGCAGCAGCATCTTTAAGAGGTGCTGCGAAACTCTCATGCTTAAAGCCCTCTGAGATAAGCATATCACCCACAGTGCCTTTGCCTGAACCAATAAGTCCTACTAATCCTACAATCATGTTTATATTATAACAAGTTTATGTGTGTTAGCCAATAATAAAGCTGAGTGGATCACTGCCGTCTACGTAGTTTTTAAGTTCTTCGTCTAGAACCTGCATCTCGTTCGTTCCTTCTGCCTTTAGGGAATCGCCATTAAGGGTTGACCCGCCCTGTGGGCCAGCTATTGTAGCGAACTTGCTACGAGCTTCGCCTAGTGTAAACTTGGCTAGTGCTAGAGCATAATCCTGTATCCAAGGCTGGGCGTGTCTGTCCTGTAGCAGTGTAACATCAGGTCTCACATTGTAAACCCAGAGAATAACCTGCTCGCCACTAGCACTAAACTTACGAAGCAGTGTAATGGTTTTGGTTACAGGATTAAACTCAAAGTTAACAAAGCCACCAAACAATCTAGCACTTAGTTCCTGGTACTGATAAAACATTTCGTATGTGGCTTGTCCGCCCACACGGCCTGCTTGTAGCAGGTAAGTGTTAACAAAGGCCGCTTCAAAGGGTTCAAAGTTAGTGCCTGTATCAGAATTGCCGCTACCTACACTGCGGCGAAATACCTGCCGTACACTCTCTACCTCGTTGGGTAATACATACTCTTGCTGTTCAGCAACAATGGGTAGAAATAGATAGCTACTCTCTACACTGTTGCCTGCTCTCTGACGATAACGACGCAGGGCTTGATTGACACACATATCATAATGTACTGGATCAAGTTCCACATCTACCATATCTCCGCCTAAACGAAGGTATATGTAGTCCTGTATATCTTTTCTGAGAGTAGTAACATCAACTGCCATAGTGTGGATCCTTTGCTAGTGTATTTATATGAATCCACACTATGGCATATTAGTTACACAGCCTTAAGAATCACTGTATCTGCATTAAGACGACCCGTCATCTTGGTTTCCACTGCGTTGATATCTTCAAGAAACTTACGCAGGGCAACCTTGCCGGCCTTGTTAAACTCCTTGAGCTTCTCTTCGGGCTTACGGAGTGTCTTCTGTACGCTAGCATGCTCACTGTAGCAAAGTAGGGTGGTGCCCTTGATACCTAATGTCATGTTAGGCTCTGCTACATACTTGCCCAGCTTCCGCGTCTTAGTGTTAAACACCCAGAGCTCAGTAGCTTCCAGGATCTTAGCAGGGTCAATGCTAACAATCTTAAAGCGGCTGTCATCTTTCTTGTATTTGAGCTTGCTGATCAGCTTTTCCTTGCTGGGAGTCTTCTTTACACGGGTTTTACGTGTTGCTCGCTTGAGATTAGCATACGCATCAAGGTCAGCAAAAATCGCATCAAACCAAGCAAGATACTGCTTGATATCAGCCTTACTAAGGTGCCTGTACCCTTCTGCCAGGTCTTCCGGACAGTTCTTGCTGGTAAGCATCTTGAACTCCGCCTGGATGGGCTCATAGTAGCTACGGATCTTACTGATATGAGCTTGTGCTACAGTGTTGGATTTAAGCCATTCAAACACCTTAGGCAGTTCTTTACTGGGCTGTTCATCCAGCCATACTTCAAACTGACCAATGATGTCACTAAGCTGCTCACGCATACGCTCCTGGATACTAGGAGTGTACACGGTAGCTTTCTTCTTTTCTTCTTTCTTTTCTTCTCGTACGATTAACTTGCCAGTCTTGGCAAGCTCTGCGAATTTATTTTTGTTGTATTCTGTGCTCTTGTTATAGGCATCCTCGTCATTGAGGGCGCCGGCGCATGGACCAAAATCTCCCTTAGCAAAGGGCTTATCAGCATACATGCTGGTCCAGTAGCACCAGGCAGCGATAGGCTGTGTATTCCACATATATTCAGGGTTCTTAAGAATTGCCGCGGCAGTTGCTTTATCGTAAGCCTTACGCACATGTCCTTTAACAATGGCCGAGCTATCCTTGCGCTCCACTTCCATATGGAAATTCCTGAGGAATACTGAGTATCCACGGTCAGGGTTTATAGCAGCCGCCCCAGTCTTACGGGTACGGGTAACAATTTTACGCTTGCGAGTCTTCATTGCCATGGTAGGCCTCCATACCTTCGATTAATCCCATTATATCAGCAATATCTAGATTGTCAACCGATTCGTTAGCTACGGTCTCAACCCATTCACGCTGAAATTCAGTAATGGGGATTTCTTTTCGAGTTTTAATATCTACTATCTTAACCATACTTAGCTCATTGCCAATACAATTAGTGTTGAGAAAAACAGAGCCCATCCCAAACGGGGCATGACGTACCTGTAAGTTTCCACAATACTATATGCTAAATTACGCATTGTCAACCGTTTTAGGACAGGTAAACCCGGACCTGCCAGCAGCCGTCATAATCGGGGTAAATCTCCCCAATGCCGTGCCGTTCGATCCAGGACTTACAGGCGCTCATGCGGCCCGCAAACGTAACAGTGTAAACCGGTGCCAGATAGTTCGTTTCCACGTTCTTGCTCCTCATTTCCAACTTATGCTTCATAATAGCACGGCTACCCAGATAGTCAACCATTCCTATAGAAAATAATCCTCCTTTTTTCTTATCTGGAAATTCAATAAATACTACATAACAAGGATTACCACATGCCACGACTATCTCTCTGGAAAGACGGTGCTCATACATTAGATTTTAAGTTCATGGACCGCCGAATACATGAAATGTATACAATTGGTGGCACTGGTATCCATGTTCACAAATACCTGGGATTGCTGGACCAAACTGGCA